TGCGATATGAACCAGTTGCAACGTAATCTGCGTTGAAGTTCACATCTGAGAATGAAACTGATGCTGTTACGTCGCCAAGGTTTGAAACTGATGCGGTATCATTGATACTGTAAGCGAAACGTCCTGCGCCGTATAATCCACCTGCGTCTTGGTTACCGAAGGTTGAGAATGGTGAAGAAAGTGCTGTACCGTAGAGTGATTGACCTGAGGTTTGGCCACCGTTGGTTGTACCGTACTTGAAGTCCATGTAGAACACAAGTCCCGAAGGAAGGTTCATTGGTTGGACTGATACGAAGTTCTTCGATGCGATTGAACCGAAGACCTTACGGACTAATGGAAGTGCTACACCTGCCCAGTTTTCTGCATCTGATGAACCACCTGCGTTTGTTGATGAGTTTTCTGAGAGGAGTTGTGCTGCTTGGTTTTCTAACATTACTGACATTGCTTGCTTGTCATATGTCTTCAATCCTTCGAGAAGACCTGACTTTTCCCACTTGCCTGCAAGCTTACGGGATTGTTCTGTGATTACCTTGTGAGCTTGACCAGCTTCACTGATAAGGTTCATTACGTCTGACATGTGCTATTCTCCTATGAGTTAGATAAGTCCTGCGAGTTGTTGTAAACGCTTAGCAACTGAATTTTCTGAAAGAATTTCAGTTGATGCTGCTTTTGGTGCGGTTGAAGGAGTTGCTTTACTTGCAAATCCTTCAGTGACAACCTTACTTGGTGTCTTAGTTGTCTTTACTACCTTTGCTGCGGAAGTTAATGTTTCGACCAAAACTGTGTAAACCATCTTGACTTCACGTACTGTGGTTGCACGATCAAAGTTTTCTACGACCATGACCTTTTGTTCGTTCGTCAAACCTTCCTTACGGAAGATTTTGTTGGTGAACAACAATTTTGCGTTGAGAAGATTGACTTCGTGTAGCTTGCCTCGTAGGAGCTGAACAGCCTGACGATATTCTGCAAGTTCCTTCTCAAGTGAAGCCATTTTTTCGGATGATGCCTTTTCCTTTTCATCTTCGGCTTCTAATTCTCTGAGAATTACTTCTAAATCAAGTTCTTCTTCACCTTCTTCTTCGTGACCTTTCATTTCTTCTTCACCTTCCATCTTTGGTTCAGATGGGTCGGTAACAAACTTATTGACATCGGCTGCCATTTCGGCACCTTCTTCCTTAGTGCCAATGTCTGATGAATCTGCTGGAATTTCTGGCTTAACTACTCCAGCTTCTGGATTTTCGTCTGGATATGCTTCATCTGCCATTTCTTCGGATTCATCGTCCATTTCTTCTCCAGACATTTTCTTCATATCTTCTTCTAATTCCTTGATTACTTCATCAAGGTCAAAATCACTTTCTGTCCAATCTTCGTACCAACCTTCTTCACCATCATGTTGTGATTCTGGTCCATCACCAATTTCAGAAGAATCTTCTGCTTCTTCTGATGGTTCCTTATTATCACCTGCGCCGATATCTGAAGTATCCATTGGAACTTCTGATGACTTGGATTCGCCTTCTGCTTCTTCGTGTGGAACTTCCGTTGCGGTTTCCATCTTTGGAGCAGCTGGTGCTGACTTTTCAGCTTCTGGAGCTTCCTTCTTTTCCATTTCCTTTTCATCTTCTTCTGGTTCCATGCCTTCTGCTTCAGCACGAAGTCTACGAGAAATCATAGACTTAATTTGGGGTGTGAACGTTTCTTCTAATGAAAGCTTTGCATTTTCAATAGCAGTTTGACGAACTGCTTCGGCATCTGCGATGGCTTCCTTTAAAAGTCTGTTCGTAAATTCAAACTTTGCCATAATAAATTCTCTCCTAATGAGATAGAATGACTATTCAAGTCATTATTAGGTATAGGTATAACAAAAATCACACCCCAATAGAGGTGTACTATTCATATATATTACTGTTTTTCTAAAAACTTCATTTTTTTAGTTAAAATGTATTATTCTGTTTCTTTTGAGCTTTACTCTCTTCACGTTTTCTTCTACGGAGAGCGTCTTGACGCTTCTTTTCTAGTCGCTTCGACCGTTTTAAATAAAATTCCTTTTTCTTTAAATCATCCATTAATTCAGCTTTTTTAACTTGCTTTGTGAATTGCTGTAGTGCTCTATCCAAATCCGACTGCTTATCACCTTTAACTTCAACGTACATACAACCTCCTAGTGTGTGACCATTTTATATGCGACCGCAACCATCTTATCGATGGATTCGTTCACGAATTTTTTTCTGTTTTCTGTGGTTAACTTATGCATTACCGTAACCAATAGCTTAGCGGTATACCCATCTATATACCGTTCATCTATCTTTCCAGGCTTTCCAGTTTTTGCTATATGTAAAATCTGTTCTTCTTTACTGTTTTCCATATTAGTGTGGAATCCCCAAGGACCAACGTTAAATATTTCTGGACGGACAGTTCTAAACTTTCTCATCAACTCGCCAGCTTTTGCGTTTGCTTCATTTTCAGTATTAGAGCCATCTTCACCATTTAGTTCTTGGCCATCTTCACGTTGCTTATGATGAACAAGTTCATGTGCTAGTGTACGAAGAACATCAATTGGATGACGTTGGCCTTTGACTACAACGATTTCATCGGTAGAAGGATTGTAAGTTCCAAACGTTAGATGTTGGGCAGAATAATCATCACCTTCAAACTTAATGCTCTTAGGTAATGATTTCAATCCCAATTCTTTAACTGTGAACTTAACAAATTCGTTCGTTAATTTCATACTGTTACTTAATTTCGCTTAAGAAATCGTAAATAAGCGAATCTATACGTGAATACGGAGTAATGATTTGTGAGCCCTTACTTTCATTGATAAATGCCCCGTGAGTACTTGGGTTACTAACGATGTCAAAGCAAATGAGATTAAAATCATCTTGAACTTCTACCGTACTTTCACCCATTTGGCGAACTGACCCCATACCACGGGATGAGACACCAAGACGAATGTTATTCTTGATAAGTTCACGAACGATATTACCAGATGGCGTGGAAAGAATTTCAATATTACCACGGACATCTTTTCCTTCAAACCAAAGTTCCGTGACGTTGCAGCATACATTTTTTAGGTTAACCACTGGACTTTCTGGATGGTCGAGCTCACCTAGTGCGCGACGTTGTGCAACAAAATTTTCTTTGTACATCCCAGCTTCACGTTGAAGAATTTCCATAGGATATACACGACCGTTTTGATTCTTAGCTTCAGCGCGTTGAAGAAGAACATTTTTTAACATCAATGGCTTGGTAACGTCAGCCGCTTCTGTTAACAGTTCCTTTCCGTATTCAATGACATTATATTCGACCAATAGGTTTTTCATATTACTTTCCTCTGATTTCACGGACCTTGCCGGCCATACTTACCAAACGAGCCTCTAACTTTATCAAACTGTTCTGAGTACGCTTCCACAGCGCTTCACTGGAAATTCCCGTTTCTGATTGTAACCGTGAATTCATTTTAATGACTCGTTCCATTTCGGCTAAGTTTTTATTAACTTCTGAAATTGCCTTTGCAATCTTTTGGTGCGGTGTCATTTTTGTGTCATTCTTATATTCGTGATACTTCATCTTTGCTTCTGCAAGATTTTCCATTTTATCTGCGGGGCGTGTTAATTCTTTTTCTCCACGTTTAGATAATGTATATCCCATTTGAGTGGCCACATTACGCATTTTTGCAACGTTCTTTTGCTTGTTTCCTCTGAATGCCATCGGCGTTAAATACGCACCAGCACCAGCCGACGTACTAATTTCTTCAAGTCCTTGTAATTCTTCTTGAATAATTTTACGAACTAATTCACGGAGTTTCTCTTCGCTGGTCATATGGATGTAAGCTCCTTAAGAATCTCATATCCGATTAACATCGCGGTCATATGATTTTCTTTGATAACATTGGTGGTTTGTACTTTATGTAATTGAGAAATGACTTCTGCTAATTTAATACGTACAACCTTATCCGCTACCTTTTTTGAATGTTGTGCGATTTCTTTTGCTAACCGACGACTTTCTGTTTGTGTATACGTTTTTAATTTTGACGTATTTGAAATATTAAGAATATATTCTTGAAGTAATTTCTTTTGTGCTTCATCCAATCCCTTATACTTTTCATTGAAACGTTCAATGAGTATCTTATACGACAAATAGCGAATGTCATCATCTTGACTACGAATGATGTTCGCTAATTCATTGTTCTCTTTAATTTCTTTATTTAACGCTTTCCCAGATAAATGTTCTACAATGGTAAATTGACTACTGGCCAATTCTTCTATTGTAGTAACCTCGTTTAACCCATTTACTGACGCGTCGAAGGTTTTATAAATTGATGCGTAAATCTTATATGATGGAATACGAGCAGCGAAAAATTCTTTTAAATCAAAGTTCTTTTTAATTTCTTTAATTAAAAGGTATTTTTCAGTATTAAGTACGCGTTGGTCAAGTTGTTTACGTTGTTCTGTAACGAGTCTAAGAAGTTGGAATGCTTTTTGCTCTGATAAATTTTGAACATTAAAAAATGCTCTGTACAACATCAATTCTTTTCCCAGTTCCTTCTTTGTATTAAAGAATTCACGCATTAACTTGACGGCAACCCCATTTTGCTTGTTATCCATTACGTCAGCAGTAATTTGACGTACTAGGAGTTCAAACAAAATGCCGGTGTTTCTCAACTTATTATGTTTGATACTAGATTTCATAAAAAATATCCGACAAAGTGAATGTGTATCCCACCATATATTAAATAGTTAGAATTTTCTTAGTATGTTAATTTTATTCAGTATCTAAGATGTTTTCTTCGTTTAATATACTAGATTGAGCTTGCTCAACTTTATGTTGTTTTAATTGTTTTATTAAATTAGAAACTTCTGCCCGTTCCAATGATAAAGGCGACTTTTTACTTGGAGCTCTTCGTTGAATGCGTCCTTTTAAAGCGTCCATATTTTCTTTATGCCCAAGTGGGTCACGGCCCCGAGGATGACTGTCTTGCCCATATGACACTCCAGTACGTGGTCTACCCATTTTAGCTTCTTCTAATTCAGCTTCATCTCCACCTTCTTCTTCGGCTGAAGTATCTTCAAGCGATGCTAAAATTTGGTCAACGTCATCAACCGGTGGAGTTTCTTGGGGTGATGCTTCTTCTGGCGGTTGTTCAGTTGGTGCTTCAGTCGGTTGTTGTGGTTGAGCAGCCTGTTGTGCTGAAGCATCTAGCTTAGCAATCATTACCACATCATCTGCTATTTTCTTCTTTTCATCTTCAGAATCTTCCACAGATATATTAAGGACATTATGATATACCCATTCCCGAGACAAGTACTTACTGTCCGTAATATCTTTTGCCAATTGAATTTTTTCCTTCCACAAGTTCAACTTCTCTTGCTCGAAGATGACAGATGGACTTGACATTTCTAACTCAAAATCAATCAAATCTTCGTCAGTGAATCCTTGAACATATAAATGGATGATTGCAATCTTCGTGAGTTCCGACACCATAATCCGTTGAATGCGTTCGATGGTACGTGCAAAACGAACGTCTTGTGCAGCTAACGATGCCTTACCACTATTGTCTTCTTCGTACCCAAGGAATGATTTCGGTACTTTGAATGCTGCCATCAATTTGTTACGGAGATATTCGATGTCTTCGATAGCGTTGAATTGAAGACCCGGTAAGTTTTGGATGTCTGTACCGGAATCCTTACCACGAACAGGAAGATAAAAATCTTCTGTGATATTCATCATGTTGTACCGAAGATTATAGTCACCAGTCTTTGGGTCAACGAGTGGTGTCTTTTTCATACGGTCGATGATACGTTGCATGTGTGTATCGATTTCGGCAGGTGGGATATTTCCTATATCTACCAAGACCTTACGTTTATCCGGTGCTCGCATGATACGATGAATCAACATCGCGTCTTCCATCAGTTGCAATTGTTTCCAAATGCGGCGGCCGCCTTCAATCATCGCCTTACCATATGGTAAAAAGTTGGTGTCTGAAAGGAGTCGGAAGTGTGCTATTTCGTAATTGTCAAATTCGGTTTTACCGAGATTTAAGAAATCATTTTCAATTTTAAATTTAACAGAAAATGGATTACCGGGGTCTTGTCCTTCGATACGAATAGTTTCGTATACGGATAACGGGATTACGTTTACAACACCGTATTTTTCATCGATGTCTAAGAATAAAAAGAAATCCCCATATTTAGCCATATTTCTGACCCACGGCCAGAGATTGAATTCTACATTAAGAATGTCATAGAATAGGTTATGGAGAATATCTTGAATTTGTTCATTTTTTGAACGAATACTAAGTACTTGACCGAATTCATCTTTAACAGTAGATTCATCGGCGTAAATGTCCATCACCGATGAAATAATTGGGTCATTATCCATCATATCATAGTCACGGAATAATTGTAGCCGTGACCCTTGGAACGCTGCCGCAGATTCATATCGACCATAAGATGACCCATATCCACCGGTCATCGATGAGTAAACACGATGATAACGGTCAATTCCTCTACGATTGATAAAGGATTGAACGTTATCCGTGTCGGCTACCTTAAGCCGTTTTCCACCTACATTTCGGACGACTGTATTTGTTGAAAACAGTCTCCGTAGGCGGCCGTAAATACTAGTATCTGCCATAACCCCTCACTTAAATGAGAACGGTGTCGATTGCATTAGCCAACGGCCATACATCGACATCTTTATTTTCTTCTGCGATATCTTCTGCAACAAGTTTGAATTCAGCGACCTTTCCTGCTAATATCATATTTAATAGTTTCCAATGGTCGTGATTGAAAACAGTATATGGAGTCATATTAAGACTTTCCGATAATTGCTTTAATTCAACATAAAGTTCAGCAAGCTTCTTTTGTTCTTTTTCTGACAACTTTGATGCCAAATCTTCAAGAACAACTTCGACTCTGGTTAAGTCTACACGGCGAGATACCATTGATGTATCTTCTTTGATTAAATCTTTAAAGCGAATACTCATTTTATTTCTCCACATACTTCTTCAGTAATGTATAATATTTTGGATTCTCTGTCAAGTGGGCTGCTGCTATTTTTGCTGTTTTTACCACATTTCCGTTTGTTACATCTTGATGTTCCATTTCCACATTCATTCCTTTATGGAATTCTTCAGGGTTAAACTTATATCCCATTTTCTTTAATACAGCGTCAGATATCTTTCTGGAAACTTTCATATTACCACTTCCGACACGACCAATAGCGTGCTTTGGTACGTGGGCCTGGGTTTGCACAATTATGACGAGCTCTAAATGACTTACGACGAGCTGGATTGGACTTCTTGATTCTCATCGTCTTGTCACCAAAGTTGACTTTCTTGACATTACCAGTACTTGGGTCTTTGACGAATACTTTGAACTTCTTAACGTCCCCACGCATTGGTTTTCCAAGAGGAACCTTGCGACCGTGATATTCAGCTTCTTGTAATGGTTGACCAGCTGCCCGTACAATTTCTGTGGCCAAACAACGTGGACAATATTCTTCAATAATATCTTCTTCGTTAATAGGTACGCAGTTGGGTACCATCTTTCCATCTTTCATCTTTCCACCAACTGCCTTATATCCTTCCCAACAGGCTTCATTTAAGTTTTCCATATTATTCTTCCTTTTTCTTAAATGTGGATACCATTGTTGGTTTTCCACCTGGATTTCCTGCCTTACGCTTTCTAACGACTGCTGACCGCTTTTCACCTTTACTCATCGCTGCTGCGGAGCGGGCTGGGCGGCACTTTGGATATTTGGCAGAACCGCCCTTTCGTTCTCCCTTACCAGCTGAAGCTCCACATGGTGGATGCTTACCGGTTTTTGGGTCTTTACGAGAAATATCTACCCACTTTTGACGAAGCCACTTACCAAGACTTCCTTTGGTCTTGTACTTTTCGTCAAGGTCAACAGATACTTCTACAAGTAAGTCAGCAAATCGTATCATACTGGTTTGGATTTGGTTTTGCCACCACGCTTTCGCTTTCTGCGACCAGCGCAATGTGCTCGTTGACTGAAACCTTTGGGGTTGCTACAATCAATAGACTTCTTATATTTCTTAGTCCAAGTTTCTGGAATAAGGTCTGCTAATTTAATCACTTCTTTCCCTTTTTCCAACCACCACCCATACTCTTGTACTTCTTTGCTGCCCAAAGGTTGGCGTATGCCGATGGGTAGACCTTGAACTTAGAACGAGCGGCTGCCTTTGCTTTTGCCCACTTATCTGGACTGGTTGGGATATTACGTTCTAAGATATCACTGATGCGTGTACTACGAACTGCTAAGTCTTCTGGGTCATCCGATGCGGTATTACCCGTTTGCGTTTCGCCATCAAAATCATCTTTGGTAGCATTAAATCCGCCCCAAGGATATGCTTCATATAAATTAGAAAAGAAATCTTTATATTGCATATTATTTAAGGAATTTGAGTTTGTAAACTGTACTGGAAATTAATCCTGCAATTTCATCTACGGTATTGTTTAATTCACCGTCTTGTGGAAGTTGACCACGCAGTTCGTCCACAAACTTTTGTAACCCCATAAAATAGCTGACGGTTGAATCATCTTCCAAAATAGTGTTACTTGGCTTGTATCCCTTCAGAATACCATAACGACCTTGGTAAGATTCTACGTAGGTATCAATCAAGTCCACAATATCTTCATAATATCCTTGTAATGCTTTGTGTTGCGCATATGAAGGAGTTTGAAGATGAAAGATGTGTGCTTGTTCTCTACTAGATAAAAGGATAGAGATAAACTTAACTACCGGTTCCATTACTTTTTACCTTCTTCTTTCTTATGTGGGCGGTATCCCTTTTTCTTCATCCAATTTGCTAATGCCCAAGGATTATCAATTTCCTTATGTTTCTTCATTGCTAATACAGTCTTTTCCCAACCTTCTGGAGCAACTTCATTGACAGATTCTTTCATAGCCGCCATATCTTGGTCTACTGGCTTATCAGTCTTTTCCTCGTCCCCATATTCGTGATAACTGGTATTTGCTTGGTCGAGATTATTTTCAGCAACTGCGATATGGTCTTGAATCCATGCTGGAATATCTTTTTCTTCTGTTCCAATTTTACCCTTTAATTCCGTTGCATGCTTGATAATCGAATCAAGTGTTTTTGATGCCATTGAAACTTCGTGGTCTTCTCCCACTGCCTCATCTGTAGTTTTACCTGCACGAAGTTTTGCTAAATCGTCGGCTTCAATCTTTCCGTCCTTATCAACGTCAAGTTTCTTCTGACCAGCAGTTAATTCTTCCATTTGTACCAAGAGTTCATCAACCTTCTTTTCTTGGTCTGGGGTCATTTGCATTCCCTTGAGCTTCTTTAATTTCATTCCAACCAACGACTTTTTATCAACAGCTGCAGTTGGAGCTGGTTCTTCGTGTGATTCTTCTTTTAATGCTTGTAGATTCACTAATCCCGACAATCTAATCATGTTATTCTCCAACTTCGGTGTAGAAAATTCTGTGGATTTGGTACTCTTTTGTGCTGCTTGATATTGCTTATACAATCTTCTTTTTGCCATTATATACTTGTCATTTTTATCAATCTTACCATCATTATTGACATCAGCATCTTCGGACCCCGGTGGGTCGTGACGCTTATGTGCGTGCTTGTATTGTTCAAAGTTAAAAAATGACTTATATTGCATTATTACTTCCGTTTGTCGTCACTTTTAGAACTGCCACTCTGTCTAAATGCTGCCGACGAAGCAGCAGCCCAAAGATAATCCTTCCACTCATCACCATATTTCTTTCTAAATTTGCTGACTTTCTTTTCGTCACGCATCATTGCTTGACCAATTTTCTTACGAAGTTCAACTTGGGATTTACTCATTTTACGAGCACCCTTACGATTATATGGCTGTGGGACCGACTTTTCGTCTAAACATCCCTCACCTTCGCAAATTTCTTCGGTTTCTTGGCCCATAGTGGTCATCTTTCCAAGTTCTTCACGAATAATTTCACGAATCATATTCTTAAATTCTTCTATTTTCATACCTTATCTCGAAAAATGGTATATAAAGACACTACTATATAAGTATAACGTATTTACAGTAACCACCGTAAATTTTCCTTTTCTTGACCAATTTGCATCTCATACGGATTCTTATTCATATTATTTGAACTGTATACCATAGTTCCTAATTGATACTTCGCCTTATCTATTGCTAATTTGGTTAATTCAATACCTTCTTGACGTAATCTGAGAGCGGTGTCTCGTACCCACAGTCCGATACAAAGGGCGAGTACCAAATCGTCATTATACCCAGACAATGCTTCCGGGCGACCGTTTTTCCAAATAAACGTCTCTAATTCTGCTATTAACCGACTTGACCGAATGGTGAAGGAATTATCTAACATATATTCCTTCAATCGGTTAATAATAAGCGGGCGAGTACGCTGGGAAATCATAAATCCAGGCACCATACCCCGTTCTTCCTTATGATATTTTCCCGTCATCTGGTGTTCTACGTCCACATATTGTAAGTCTCTGGACATATAAAAGAGATTTTTGTACCCACGGTCGATAATTTGTTGGATAGCATTCCATCCTATACTGCTATTGTCGGGGATAAGAAGAGCGTCATTATATTCCGTTGCAATAGACACCAACATATTGCCAAACTGTTTGGTTTCGACTTTTCCTTTATATTCTGCTACTTGTATTGACCGTTCTATATCAATTACGTGAAAAGTGGAATAGTCCTCTCCATCTCCACGGGAAACGTCGGCACAGACAATATAGGACTTTCCAGCTTGAGGATATTCCCATATCCACGTATTTCCATCAAACCCGCCTTTTGTTATAGGGTCTTGTACAAACGAAGATTTATAAAATTCAAGAATTTCTGCGGGGATGACATTGTTACCAGAAAAGATAAAAGACGCGTCATGCTCTTGAATTGCTTGCATTTCACCCATCAGTTCTGTCTGACGGTCACGCCATGCTTGGTCACGTTCTGGATGAACTCTCCAATCCAACAAAATAGGATTGAACCCATTAGATTTTGATTCAGCTTGTTGCCACATCTTATGGAAGAAGTTACCAACACCATTTGGCGTAGACAGTAGAATTGCTTTTCCACCCGTTGACAGTGTACTGGATGCTGCCGTCCAGATGATTTCTGCGTCATCAATGAATGCACATTCGTCAAGAATGAGAAGTGACAATGCTTCAGAACGTCCGGCGTCTGGTGATGATGCGACCGCTTTAATTTGTGAACCATTTGCAAATTGTAAAGACAACTTATTGTCTGTTACCACGCTTCCTCGTAACCACACGGGAAGATTTTGATGCATAAACTTAACTTTTGTAACCAAGTTCTTCGCCGTTTCTTGTTTGGTTGCGATAACTAATATATTCTTATCTTTATGGAACAACATTAACCACAACGCATACCCTGCGACAAGTGTGGAAATACCAATCTGACGACCTTTGAGAACAATATTATAATCACTTTGTTCAAAATCTTTTAATGCGTCCTTCTGATAGTGATATAAATCAAACAACACCCGACCACGAATCGGGTGTTGAATGTACGAATATCGTGATAAGAAATATGACGGGTCTAATGCACACTTCTTAAATTCTTCTTTAATCTTGTCACGTAACTGTTGCGCCGTAGCGTTCATAAGAACCTCTTAGAATATGAATACTTTCAGTAATATTCCACCAATCACACCACCGACGAATGCTTGTTTCCGAGTAATCATTGGAAACAATGGTGGTTTTGGTGGGGTCGGGATGTTGTTAACGACTCGTTGGAGACTATCACGGGAAAGTGTTAAAAGTGTGATAGTTGAATCTTTGTTGACGATTGCGTTGTTTAAATTTTCAATTGCGGTTACTTGACTACTGATTGTTACGGTTTGTTGACTGATAATAGAATCTTGTTTAGGAATAATTAAACGTGCCATTTCAGTTGAGTCCGTAATAGTCTCCTTTAACGAGTCTAAATCTTCACGCAGCACCGTAGTTCTCATACGAGACGCCAATGCCGTTTGTTGTGCGGTTTCTGCCCGAGCCATAGCAGCACGAGCATTATTTTCTTGTATAACAATCTCTGTAGCGAGACTGTCCGCATACTTAGATGCGAGTTCGGATTGTTCCTTGAATTCTCTCATTTGGGCTAGGTAAGATTGTTCTTTCTTGTCAAAATAACTTGTATTGACAACCATTACTATTGCAAATGTTGCGATTGCAGTGAGAACCAGTTTAATATATGGCATGAGAGCGGTTAATGTCTCAGCCGTTAGTTTCGTCGCTTCTAGAAACTTCTTCACCGTTGGCTTCATCGTCTTCTCCAGTACCATATTGTTCTATCGTTACTCTTAAGTTTTCTTGTAACATTTCTATATCTTTTTTAAGGTCTGCCTTTACCTTTTCAATATCAACATCCCACTTTTCAACCATCAAAATTTTAGTTTCGTCCGCATTGATAAATTCTGGTTTACTGACTGTATCGTGGTAGTGCTGTAGTTCTACAATCTTATCACGAACTTCTGCAATATAATTGCGTAACATTATTTTACGTTCATACTCCTCCCATTTTCCTTGGCGGCGAAGTTCGGTTTCATCCTTAATTACACAATCCATACAAT